CCCCAGAAGAACTCGGGATCTTCGTTAAAAGTGAGAAATTCATAGTTCCCCCCTTCGATTTGCAGAGCGTCGTGGCTCTTCATAAGTAATTCATCTTCGGAGATAACGATCACTTCTTTCGTACGCAGATCACGAATCTCGAAGAGCTCACAAAACTTCGTTGCCTCGTCCTTTCTGTAGGCGGGACGCCTCTCCTCAAGGTAGCGAGGACGGCGTGACCCCTTCAGCTTTCCTGTGCTAACATACTTCTGATCCGCCTGAACGTCAATGAGAGGACGAACGATTCGATGCCCAATCCAAGGAAGAGCATCAGGGTCAGAGTAGCCCCAGGGAATAATGAGGTCTTCGGGCATAACGGGGAGTGCCCAAGGCATCCCAGGACGGACATTGATGTTGTACTCGATCTGTCTCTCCTTCGCCTCTCCTTCCCGTCCAATTTGAGTCATTGTGGCAGAATCGACATCAACTGCTTGTGTGGGGGTAAATCCGAACTCAGAGTCGTATCCCAGTTTAACAGGGGCTGTACCTGCATAGTAAGCGTGTAGAATGGCACTCTTAATCGTTTTCTTAAGGCGTAGCTCCTTAATAAGCCAGTTATCGATCGCCTCAATGACCATTGCATGGGCAACCAGATCGGGGCGTGTTGCAGTACAGGTGACGCGTGGGGCACGAAAGTATGTCTGAGGGATGAGGGAACGTCCCATAGAGAAGATTCGATTAACGGGGACGATGGCACTACTCCAGTCACCGCGATAGTATTTACGGTAGTCAGAATAGCTCCTGCATTTGGAGTAGGTGTCACGATACTTCTCCCCCGCCTTTAGCTCCTCATTCCAGTGGTTCACGAATTCATCAACTACTTTGCTCTTCTTCACGGCAGTGTCTCCTCCCCCTTCTTTCTGTAAGGCTTAAGTAAGGCCTCATCAGTTTTACTTCTTGAGATCTTTAGCTTACCCTTCGCCTCCAGGAGCTCCGCATACACACGGGGCATTGAGTAGTAAAGCGAGCCTCGCGTAACCATAACGGTGTCGGGGAGAAGCTCAGGATCAAGCTCCTGTGTCCCCCTAAGGTAGCTCTGATGCTGTGATCGTACCATAGGGCGAGATGCTTTAGGAAGATCGGGCACTTTCCTAGAGCGTCGAGCAAGAGATTCGTGGTACTTCATCGACCTCTCTGCCTGCAGAAGTTGCGCCTCCGGACTCTTCTCAGCGAGCATTCCTGTATACTTTTGAGTCCCAACGGCCCGTGAGAGGTCGTGAATATAGTCCTTTGTAACAGGGAGCACAGAGTCGTCGTTAAAGACGATCTGCCTCCAATCTCCGCGACCGTGACGCACCTCCCTGATCACTTTCCCCTGTAGCTCCTGACCCGCGAGACGCTCACTCGAACTACTCAATGATCCCATAGCTCTTTGTCCCACTTTGAAGACTTTACCGATTGGAGAGGCCTCCGCTTCCTCGTCCGAAAGGCCTAAACTAATCCCAAATGCCGCTCCCCCTGCCCCTGCAATACGTGTAATTTTGCTCGAAGGAATCATCCCACGAACTGCTACGGCTCCTTCCTCCATCTCTGGATTGGTTACCGCTTGTCTACGTAACTTAGGACTGGAAAGATCTACTTTATATATAGCCGGCTTGTTTGAATACCCTACGGCATACTGTGCAGCTGCTTCGGGGGTTCGCCCCAGCCAAACGTATGTATCATAGTCACGGAACATCTCTCCATCGTCTATTAAAGGGTTGCTTATCCCTCGAGCTCTGAAGGAACGTATTCCCTCTCTCGAGATTTTATTAGTAACACTTTTATCTGCAGCATGATAGAGAGTCACTAATTCTGAAGGAAGAGCCTCCGCTTTATATATCTGAGAAAGATTGTCTTCGAGTAGTCCTTTAACACGATTAGAGAGCAGCTCTTTTAGGACCTGTTGCCTCACATTAGCCATCCCCATCCCCTTAGCTCCTCGAACCGTTCCTCAGCGTCATCACCGATATCGCGCCGCCACATTACCTCAGGGCTCTTTACTGCCCTTTCAATCGTTCTGTTAACTCGACGTTTACATTCCTTCATCGAGATACCTCGAGCACTTACTGTTCCGAGTCTCGCTCCTCCAGAGGTCTGAAAACCCTCGGGCGTTTCTTTTAGAGAGATGGGCCAGAGATGAGGCAGCGCTTCGGGAGCAGGATCAAGATAGTGGGACCCCTCCTGGGGGTCGGCACAGAGGAGAGAGGTGCATATGGAGTACTCATTACTCATTACTTCTTCCTGCTCCCCCATCATTGCCTTCCAGAGCAAAGCAAAGAGAGGACGACGAGTGATCTCACAGATACCTTGTAGGACAGAGGGATCGAGGGAAGCAGAGATATTAGTAAGTTGAAGTGCTTGCTCCTTAACGGAGAGTGTTATTGCAAGGGGACCACGGAACACAACCTTTTGTAGCAGAGGGAGGAGAGGTGCAATTAAGGAGAAGAGTTTCCCCTGCGTGATCATCTTATGGGCAAGGCCTGCATGTACTCTCGGCCCTCGATCCCCTTCCATCATGCGGGCGTAAGGAAGGGAGAGAAGTGCCCACGTAGGCATCTCCTTAGAGAATAGGAAAGTAAGCCTTACCTCTCTGCCTTCTTGTGGAGTAAGCATCTCTGGGAAGAGGGAAAGTAGGACGGCCCTCAGGTATTCGGGACTGTGTAACCGAGAATGGAATGCTCCCGCCCCGATCAGTCGTCCCGTCTCTATCACCTCAGGATCGACCTGCTCTCGAGTACTAAGAATAAGATCGAACTGCTCGAGCATCCTCGTAAAAGACGTAATCGAAGAGGGATTCTTTGAAGTAAGAAAAAGATGGGGGCAGTGCTCACTGGCTATGCGTACAATATGACCTTCCTCCCGTAACTTAAAGGCAAGAGGCACTCCCTCGTCGTAATCGCCTATTATCAGTACACTAGACATCGCGTCTTCCTCCTTACTCGTTAACGTTACTTCCCATGTTACCGGCCCGCTCGAACGACTCCTTCGCTGCCTTCGTTAGCTCTTCCCACTCCTCTGGGGTGAGACTCTTGTAGTGCTTCACGAGAGTCTCAATCCCCAGAATGGTGAGTCTACAGAGCAGAGAGATCAGAGTAGGATGCATCACTTCTTCCCAAATTGATCAGGCAGGAAGACGCTCAGGAGTACATAGATAGCTGTCACGACTCCAATAATAGCGTCAGTCTGAGCGCTGGTAAACGTGTAAACCCCAATTCCCGACAGGATGGACAGAATCGCCTTCCATGTCGAGCCCTCACCAAGCCTGTTAAGAATAAACTGCATCGCTATTTCCTCCCTAAGTAAGTTATTGAATAGTGATTCCCATCCGCGCCCCAGCTTCCACCCCAACAGCAGTCAGGATGAAGCGATTCCCAGTACTCTCCGAAGACCTTATGATCCTCGGTCTTATCGCAGTATTTATTATTAAGAAACAGATCGATGTCCATCGCCAATCCATCGTAGTGGAGAGACTTTGGCATATGCTTTAGGCCATCTTTACCAATCAGAGGGACATACCCCTCAGTGATCATTCGAGTAATCAACAAAGGGATGAGGCGTGAAAATAATTCCCGTTTCTTCCAGAGCTCGCTCATACGCTACCTACTTTGGCGGATAGCTTGGAGGAGCAGTCGACTGATTAACCGTCCCTCCTATATTCGCTACGTTACCAGTTCCGCTAACCGTGTTCGTAAGGTTCGTTGTTGTACTCGTAGCGGTTGTAGTCATCGTCCCGCCTGTCATAGCGTTGCCGCCAGCATTCAGAGTTGTACTGTTTACATGAGGAATACTAGAGATTGCATCCCCCGTAGCTTTCGCGATCCCCCAAGCTCCAAACCATGGCACGGCCGTACCGATTAGATTAAGCCAAGGCTGGACGTAATCCTTCTGCTGGTACTGCGGAAGTAAAGGACCATACTGTGGCGCTGGCGGGGCGAAGACTGTGAATGAGGCCACATTCTGCATGATGATCGGCTTGTCCTTGTCTTGAGGGATGATCTGAACCAAAGGGTTGACTCCCTGCTGTTTCTGCATCGCGACCATCGCTTCGTAATAGGATTGTTCCGCTTTGAGTTGATTGCCGGTCATACACGAACAGAGTAACGGGAGAATCAGAAACAGATACAATATCTTTTTCATAACCTACCTCCTGTCAAGATTCATTAGCCACACTATCAGCCAGATCGCCCAGCCGATGGGCGTGAAGTATAATAGGATTGTTTTCATCACGCCCCCTTGTTAATGAGCAGTTGTTTCACGTCTCCGGCGATTTCGGCAAGCCACTGCTCATGCCGTTCCATGTTCTTTTCGATCCCATCGAGGCAGGCGACAAGTCCGGAGTGATCCTTGCAGGGCAAACCACTTCCGTTGCTGTTTGTCTTACGCGACCTTATAGCGGCGATAGATACCGCACCTACTGAAACACACAAGCTACCCAACGCAATTCCTGCTCCGATCTCCATGGGTCCCCTCCCTAATCTTCAATCAACCGTATCCTTCGCCAGCCAGTAAACGATGCGGCTCAGTTTCTTGATAAACACTTTTGCTTCCGCAAGGTTTGAGATGTTGTCCACCGCCGTCGATACCCGCGCCCATGTAGGCAGGTTCGTGAGGATAGCCTCAGCCTTAGCCTCTGCGGCGGCCACAATAGCAGCACGTTTAGCTACCTCTTCTGGCGAGTTGTAGAAAGCTAATTCGGCCTCTCGAATTGCGTCTACTCGGGATTTTTCACTGTTGAAAGCGGCTATGAATGGTATAAGATACTCCTCTGTGATCGGCTCGTTGCTCCTCGGACCCACATACTCCACATGGCCGGTCTGGCCATCCCACTGGATAGCGTGTATAGACGGATCTGCATCAAAGGTGAAAAACAACTCGCGCCCATCAATCCTCATAAACCTATCACTTGGAACCACTGTTAATTTCATAGATTTTCTCCTTATTTTCTTGGTTTAACAACAGCGCTGTTTTCATTACGTTGGCAACATCAGCAACAGTATTTGCTACTTTGTTTTGTTCCGCCTGAAGTCCAACTGTACGAGATATTATGTTCTCAACGCCATCAGCCATAATGTTGATAGCACACTCTTCAAACGGTTCCGGAGACCGTTCTTGATTGTCGAAGTATCGCAAACCCTTTCGGTATAAGACACATTGTTCATTGCATAATTTTTTGTCAATGAAGCACTTCCCTTTTTTACTTTTTACCATCGCCATTGAATTCACCTATTAGTTTTTAGAACAAATTATCATACAGTACGCAGCCGGACGCCAAGTATTGGCTGTAGCTCCGTCGCCTGTAGCTCCTGTTCCATCAGCCCCTGTTGCGCCATGCTCGTGAGAGTTGCCACCACCAGCTGCATCAGTATTTTCAGTGCCTATGCGGGTGGTTTGTCGTGTTGCGTAAATGCTTAATCCACCTGGATCTTGCCACAAGGGAATCCCATGTGCATGTGAAGGAATCTTTGCTGTATCGAGAGTCATAGCCGCAGTGGTATGTGTATGGCTTGGCCCTGTATGTGTGTGATTTGGCTGTGTCCACGTTCCAGAGCTATGAGCACCACCACCTGTTTGGCCACCAGCGGATGAGCCTTTGGTTATAAATACAACTTTATCGTCAAGAGTGTTGTCTATTGTCCATCCGGACGGAGCGGTGTCCGCATAAAAAAGCATTTTGGTGCCCGAAGGGATATCACCGCCAGCCACCGTAACCCACTCCGGCGCGGTTGCTCCTGAGTTCATTTTCAGGGTCTGGCTACCAGTTCCCTTTGCCAACCTCGCTAAAGCTCCGCTTGCACGATAGTAAATATCTCCATCGGCATCAGAGCCGAGGGCGAAGCCAGAATCTTTGATGGTAAGACCATCTACAGCGACACCATGAGCACTAGTTCTTTCACTAATATGATCTGTTGACAGATCGTTTGGATTAAATGTTCCAGGCATAGCTTCCTCCTTTAACTATCGTAAGTCCATGGACCGTTTATGGAGACAATGACCCATTCAGTACCGCTCCATACACCTCGAACTGTATTACCGACTACGTTACTACGCATATACCCACCTGCCGCTGACTGCTCTGCAAGGTACCGTATTGTCTCTGTCCCATTTGCCTTAATCTGTAGGTACTGTGCAGCAGTAACCACTGCTTCAAAGGCGTATCCGTCTGCGCCAGCAGGTAGCTGGAAAATAGTCTCTCCGGATGCCCCAGTGTTAGTAAGGATCACCAGTCCATTAAGATTCGCTGCTGTAACGGTGTACGGAGAGTCGGACTCAACCTTGTTTACCCTGCCCCCAGAAAATGCGGTAACCGTAACCCATTCAGGTGCGGTTGCCCCAGAGTTCATCTTTAGAGTCTGACTTGCAGTTCCCTTCCCTAACCTCGCAGTAACACCAGAAGCTCGATAGTAAATGTCTCCATCGGCATCAGAGCCAATAGCGAGATTGTTCCCAGTTTTATTCATCTTATTCGATGAGGTTACATCCTCATCGACCGTTAACGTCTTTGGAGTGGTCCCCGCTGCAATGGTAAAACCTACAGTTTGAGCAGTGACGGGATTCGCGGGCATGGCGTGTCGATGATCATCCCTAGCGGCTGTTGATCCTGTACCTACTGCCCCCGTATCACCAAAAGCTTCGGCAGTAGGTGTGTTGGATGTGAGAACTGCGGGAGTCCCGGAGATGGTTGCATCACCTGTTACGGTTAGGGTCTTACTCGTTGTTCCACCAGCGAGGGTAAAGCCTACGGCTTGAGCTGTGGGCGTGAGGGCATTAACGGTTGTAGCAGTAAGTGTAGTGAATGCCCCAGCTGCAGGCGTTGTGCCCCCAATAGCAGGAGGAGTCGAGAAGTCGAGTCCTGAGACATTCCCTGTGGATGAGTTAGTCCCACCGTTTGCTACAGGTAAGACTCCGGTCACCCCAGTGGTTAGTGGAAGCCCGGTCGCACTTGAGAGCACCGCTGCAGAGGGCGTTCCGAGATTTGGAGTCACTAACGTCGGCGACGTAGCACGTACGCCTGCCCCAGAACCAGTCGATGATGCTAGTTGTGACTGCATCTGAAAGGACGTTCCGTCGTACATTACTGTAATAACCTGAGCCGCTTCAATATCTCCGGTCTCGAGGTCCTGGTCTCGTAGCTTCTTAATAGCCTTGGCCCCGAGACTATTACAGTTTAGTGTCGCAGCTCCTGTATTGGCCGTGTTTGCGTAGAAAGTCACGAACATGCCCGCAGCATAAGCTGTCGGCGCTGGAGATAGCGTTACCGCGTAGCTATCAGACGATCCCGCATCAGCTGCATACAACGGTAGGGATCCGCTGAGTAGTGGAATCACTGTACCCGCAGCATTGATGTAGTACAGCCCTGTAGATCTAAAGTAGAGGCGATCATAGCCCGTAGGCGGCGAGGGAGGCGTATCGCTCTGCTCGCGGAACGTCTGAAAATTGTACCCAAAGCCCTGTGTCAATCCCACGGAGGGAGTAAGCAGCAGAGCAAGGAGTAAGAGGTGTGAGAGTGTCTTCTTCATGTTACGCCCTCCTTGAGAGAGTGAGTACGATACGCCCAGTCTTAGAATCGCCTGCATTTGCTATATTGATCGAGAGGTCTTCTTGACACAGAGCGAGAGGGTTGAGAGGGATGGACTTCTCGGCCGCAGAAGCGGATCTATTCGTCAGCGTGCCCTCCAATACGTCGAAGGCGTACTCGTCCGTTACGGTTATGTCGTAATTGGCTGAGGGTACAGTAGTCGTCCTATCCCCATTAAGACCAGGGATCGTTTCGACCGACAAGAGAAACCCCGAAGCCTCGTTAATGAGTAGCTCTGCAAAGGTGGCTACGGCCGCTCCACTTGCATTACACAGCCAGTCCACAATAATCTTGAACAGGCCTGAGGCGGCGTTGCGACTAATTGTTGCACTAAGTGTCCCTGTCATCTCTCTACCTCCTTAGTCAATTAAGCATGTTGGGGAAGATTCCTCGTCCCTCATTCCTTCGTTTATCGAGGTTCGCGAATATCTGCTCGAAGGTCGTGCTCATACCACTCCCAGGGACGTACTGAGGAGGGGGAGCCTTCGGTATGAGATCCCGCTTCATGTGCAGGTACTTGAAGACGCCCTGGCAGGCCATACCGAGGGCGATCACCCTGTTGTCCTGGGGGGCCCCCATCTTGCCTGTCTCGGGATCCTCGTGGAAGGCGAGCATCTCTTTCATAGTACCATGACCATAGATCGTAAGACCGAGTGCCAGAGCCTCCTTGATGCGACCGACGAGAGCATGCTTCGAGTTCTCTGTTGTAATAATGCCGTAGCGAATCTTACCGTCCCGCTTAGGCAAGAGTTCCTTATAGAGCTTTTGGCGAGGATACAGCTTCTTAAGGATACTGTGAGTGGCGATCCCATGGTTGTTCGCCTCGCAGACAATGTAAGACTCATTGTACTTCTTTCCGAGTAGAATGAGGTAGTAGCCGAGATCGACGGGATCGATGTTCTTGTCTCCCATCTCGAGGACCTGTTCGAGCGTGTCGAGACATATGATCTGAACACCTGCCTCGTCGTTTCCGGTCCCGCCACTCGGGTCCGCCCCGATTACGTATGTATAACGAGGCTTTGGGTGTGTAGATAGAGATTCGATTCGATGCCCCTCATAGATAGACCAGTCCCAGGAGTTGCTTTGCTCAAGGTGCAGGTCGTGGAAGATGGCGCCTCCAGTAGCCTGGAAGCACTCCTCGAGACACGAGGGGTACTCCTGCTGCATCATCTTAAGATCGAGGCGAAATTCAAGTAGCTTGAGCCAATACCAATAGAGTTGAGGCTCGCTCAAGTTATAGCGAAGCTTCATGTCCTGAAAGTACGTCTCAAACCCCTCGGGCACCCATCCATGCTTAGGCTCCCGTTGGTATTCGTTGTCATCGTGCCACGAACGGAAGAATGTACTGTAGCCGAGCTTCTCGGCATTTGAGACCATGTAGTAGAAATCGTTACTCATTCCATTGCCGGTACTCTCGAAGCGCACGCACCCACTTTGAGGCACGGCCTGCATGAGGCCGGCGACGTGACGAAGGCCGGTGTTCTCCCACCAGGCGTACTCACTGATGTGAAGGTCGGTGATTGTGTCACCTCGGCCGAAGGCCCGTGCACCGGCAGTACCGATGTAATAAGTAGACTCGGTCTTTGGGAAGTAGAGCTCGTTTCGGGAATTACGGCCGAGTACGGGCTTCGGACCGTTAATGTGCTTTAAGTAGAATTGAGCTCGATCAAGCAGTCTTTGCGTCGCGCCCGCTTCGTGCGAGATGAGGACGGCCCGAGTGCCCGGCACTCCTAAGCACTTTACGACCTGATAGGCGACACCGAGGGAGGAGAATCCCTTTTGGCGTGCCTTGGGAATGAGGTCACGAGTAGTCTTAACACGGTCATAGGCAAGCTGACTCTCATTCAGACGGAAGGGGACCTGATGACCCTCTTTATCGAGGATATGGAAGAGAGCCTCTATGACTCGGGCCTCATTACTTTGCACCTTGAGCCTCCTGCATATGGCTCTGACCCCAATCGATACTGTAGCCACCTTTAATGGTTGGGGAGAGGCCGAACAGTGTGCGCAGTGCCTTCATGCGTGCCTCTCGAAAGCGTGCCTCCTCCTGCTCTTTGTTGCGTACGTACAAAGGATGGGGGAGACGAAAGGGGATGTACATGTTAGAGAGATCACGTAAGAAGTCTTGATCGATCTCTTCTCTACGCCTTTTGAACTCCTGGTACTGCTCCTTCGTAAGAGACGATGCCATACTACCTCATCGATCTACTGGATTCTCTTTGCTAAGCCCAACGCTTGCTCTAGGAAGTTTCGGCATTGACTGCTCCCTCTTGTGTAACGCTCTGATTAAGGATATTCATCACTATGTCCTCTGCAGTAATGCTCACAGTCGTGCCCTCACTCTTCGCATATTTCCCATGTGCCTTCAGCCACATATCCGAGCCCTTAAGGGCGACATTAAGATCGGGCGAGGCGAGCGAGTCGCGCACACAGTCGACGACGCGGGGGAAGAGTGCCTCGAACTCCTTCGAGGTGTGATTAAGAAGCTGCTGTCTCAAGGCTAAGACGTTCGGTGAGGAGAGAATCGCATAAATGGTCGCTGGGCGGTACTTCGTAAGCTCCTCAATCTCATGTACTCGCTTCCCGCTCAAATGCAGAGCGAGGACGTACTGATGGCGATGCGACACAGGGGACGTTTCACTGCGCCTAAGGTGACGACGAACGGCGTAACGGTCGGGCTGTGACGAAATGAGTAATGAGTCCATGCGATCCTCTTGAGGGTAGTATAGAAGGGGGCGAACGTTGAAGCAACTAAAAGGGGCTCTCTCTTCCCACAGATTTTAGAGAGCCTTCCCTAATCATCACAAAAGCACTTTTGAGGTTTGTAACTCATTCATTTCATTGCACTTTTAACGTCAACGTCCCTCTAACCTCTTGATTTCACTAAAGGAATTAGGCATTGATTTTGCATGGTGGGTTTGGTATAATGTCCATAGTGAAGGGGAGTTGGGAATCCAACTTGGACTTGGACTTGGACTTGGACGAAAGGAGGCAGTATGCAGTTAACAGAGAAGCAGTTGAAGGAGCAGTTAGAGAAGGCGGAGAAGTACGACAAGATGAAGGCCATTAACAAAAGGTCGTACGAGCGCCGTAACGCGTGGAAGGCCTTGATGATCGCGAAAGCCGAGAAGGCGAAGATCCAGGTGAGCGACGCCGAGGTGGATGCCTACCTGAAAGGGTAGCCCTTAACCCAAAGGGGAGGGAGGAGAC